TTAATGTTGGAATTCTTTGGCCACTCTTCAAACCAAATATGTTCACCGAAATGGGCGGATGGCCATTCTGCGCCCTCTTGATCGACGAATTCCCCATCTAATTCCTGATTAGCTTGCTTGTCAGAATATTGCTTGGCAACTGCCTTAATGAACTCTCCAGCGAGGAAGGGGTTCTGGGAGGTCTTGGATTTAAATAGCTCCGTGTTCTCCCGATCCCCTTTACCAAATACATTGTAAGTCCAATGGCTCATTCCCTTGGGCGTAAAGGTTGATGTTAGCCATCCAGCCTTTCCACCTTCCCGTAAACGCCCAATGCAAATGTTGAATACTTCTTCCTCCATGATGGATGCTTCGTCCATCCAGATCCCGCTAATGTTTGGTCCCCGCAGCTTTTCTGGATCGTCACCGGAACGGAAGATAATTTCTGATCCATTTGATAAGACGAGCCGGGGCGGTTGCTTCCATTTCTCCTTGATTATTTCTAGCTCTTCTCCCAGCTGATTAATTGTCCGCATTGTTGCGTCTTGGAGCATATTGTAGGTCGGGGAAATGACCATGTAGAGTCTGCCCTTGCCATCATCACTCATCGCCCGGCGTAGCAAATCGTAAGCTCCAACCCATGACTTTCCAGAACCAATGCCACCCACAAAGCCTCGATACAGGGCTTGAGAATGGTGGAAATCATATTGGACTTGATGCAGCTTGAAGGTCTTACTGATCGTCTCAGTTGCCTTCTTAGTAGTCGGATTCGACTTCAAGCTCGGACCCTTCGGTCTTGGCATCGCTGAACCCTTCTGGCAAGTTTGGCCGATAGTCCATTGCTGGATTAACCGTTACGGCAATTTGCTTCTGATTAGAATCAACAATTTCTTCGACTATCTGCAACCGGACTGTGGTTACATTGGATACCTCTTGACGCTCCACAAAGCCCCTCTCACGCCCCAAAGTGCGAAGGAGCATGGTAATCGCCCACTGCTCACCTTTATCGACCGCCTGCATCAATTTAGCTTCAGCCATGTCAAGGGTTTTACCCCGTTGATCCTTAACAGCTTCTTGCAATTCTGGATCATTATTGACCCGCTCAGCAAGCGTCTGATAATTAACGCTTAGAACATTTGAGGCAAGATAGAGCAATCCACGGCACTTAGTTATTGCTTCAATTATTTCGGCATTAGTTAGATTCTTGATTACATGACTTGTCTTCAGTCCAGCCGTTTTCTTATTCGCTTTGTAATTGATGAACTCTCCAGATTCAGAATCCAATCCGAGTATGTCCTTATTCATCTGGAAGTTACCCTTGAAATTTTTCTCCCAAAAAAATTAGGTTAGATAGTTTATGATATGAAATCAAGGCCAATTAGAAATGATGAAGATGTAGAAGGCTATAGTTTTTTATAGTCTAAATTTTGGGGGGGTTAAAACTATCAAATGCTATCACTTGATGATTTCCTGCTATCAAAATAAATTTAAAAATTATTTTTATTTGGCACGATATTTGATGGTAGCATAGTTAGTTAAATATAGCTTAGAACCTATACACTAACCTCACCCATTCTAATCTAATAATTAACTATATATAATTAAAAAACCCCCACCTTTTTATCAGTAGGGGTTTGGGGTTTGGTGTGCTGGCGATTAATCGTCAAATGCGTCAAATTGGTCTTGAACCATCTGCCGATAGCCAGCCTGCCATTCGGTCAAAACATTGGCCTCGATGTCAAATGCCTGTTGGCAAGATACATCACACAAGGGGTTGTAGTAGATGCAGACTGAATAGGTTGTATAATTGCCATAGTTGGCCACAACCCGAATTTTGATTTTGTGGGTGTCCGGGAATTGGTGAAGGATTTGGCAAACAAAGGCATTCGCCTCGATTCTAGCAAATTCTGGCCTATAGTTTGGGCCAACCTGTTGGCATGTCTCGTTGGCGGGGGTTGTGTCCAATTCAAGGCATTCCATTCTCATTGTCCACTCTCCAATTTGAAAACCGATTAATCGAATTGATTAACCTGCTTATATTTCTATCGGCATCCAAAACAAAATACAATAGACAAAATAAAAAAACCATAATCAATTGCGCGCAACCAATAATGCCTGGACATTTTGCGGACATTTTGGGCCAACGAAAAAACCCCCCGAATTTGCATTCTAAGGGGGTTTTGTGTTTGGTAGGGTGGTTTTGGCCAACCGCCCTGAAAACTATGCTGCCGTGGCCATTTCTAGTGCCACATCCAGTGCATTATCCTTCCCAAACCACAGAGTTTCTAGCCTGTTATCGGCGGTCCTGCCATGCTGCCATGTTTGATATTCAGTGACCGCATTATATGCCCCCCACCATGTACCACTTGCGGTTGCCAATTCGGACCCCTTACCCATAAAAAATAGTTTTTTCAAACCATCTAACCTGTTTTGATTCCGGGTTGAAATCGGTTCCGTTTTGTCTGGGTTGATGTCCAAAACTTTGCGGAAGTAGGCATCCACTGTGGCATTGTCCACTCGTTTTGATGCCAGAAATTGGTATTTCTCGAGAGACAACAAAAACAGATGGTTTGCTTTGGCCACTTCTTCCCGAGCATCATTCAAACGGCTTTCCATGTTTTTGGTGTGCCGAATGCTTGAGAATAAGCGAGTTTCCTTAGATGATTGGGCCATCCGCAAGGTGTTCTGACAAACCACCCTAATTGGTGTGGTTGAAATCTGAACTTTCAACCTGCCTGAATGACTGTGCGCCAATAGCAAATATTTGGCCACATCATCATCCTTGCCAACCGTCAAGTTCCCAGCCAATTTTGCCATCGCCCAAACTATTTCCCCATCGTGTAGGCTCCCGGCAGTCTCAAAACGAACCTGTTTGGTATCTAGAAACGGCTGGAACCAGTTAAATGCGTCTCGATTTTGTAAAATAGTGTACTGATCACCTACAACACCCAATGCCCGCCTATCAGTCTGCCGAATGGTTGCCCATGCTCCTGCCACTCTCTCCCCTTGTTCTGTTTGCAATTGCTCTTTGTTAACTTCCCAATCCAAACCAGCTGCCTGAATGCTTTGCGCCACATTCCCCGCTGCATCCTCAGACACAACTTGGCCCAAACCATGCCAAGGGGTTTGGCCCACATACATCATTGATTCTACTGCCGCTGCCATTGTCCTATCTCCTGTTTCGAACCTGCCAAACCAGTCCTCGAAATGAGGCCTGTCCAATCAGGTTAGGTAATACATCGGCACGAGTCAATCCGAAATAAACAAAAACTAAAAACAAAATAAAAATGTCCAGGCATATTTGAAATAATACAAAGTAAAACCAAAACAGTATAAAAAACCCTATTTCGCTCAGATTGCACGATCTCAAGCAAACATGGCCAAATATACAGCCAACAAAAAAACCTGCCATATCACAAAATAGGGCCATTTAAACAAGCTATAAAAACCTTGGAAAACTATTGATAACAGTAAATATACAAAAAAACCCAGCAGGGTTTTAATACTGCTGGGTTTCAAGTTTTATTTGACATCAAACAGTTTCTAATTCTGCTTTTTTATTTTTTTTATCGTATTCTATTTCAATGCCACGAATCATTTGATCAACCCCTATTTCACTATGCCAGTTTACTGCTCGAAATATATTCTCAATCTGTCGAGGAATACCAAAACATTTTTGGTCGATTGTGACATTAATGAACTCCCAATTGGCTGTCCTTGCTTTCACATAAAAATCCAAATCGCCATCTGCCAAACAGTATGTCAGCTCAATACTGGTTTCACATTCCCGAACCTGCCAAAATTCCGGCCTGTCTGCTTTTTTTTGATATTTCTTGACTGCCACCCATTTAATATAGTCTGAGTTTCTATCGTCATTTGGAGCAAATTTTGGTTCCAATTCTGCTTTCATATCGTACCATTTGCAGATTTCATGCATTGACTCCAATGCTTTTTTGTAATCTGCTTGCGACTTTTTTGATGCTGCCATTGTCCAATCTCCAATTGGTTGAAAAAACCGGTAGAAATTACCGGCACCATTACACTATCGGCAGACAGGCTAAAAATCAACCACACAAAACGCAAAAAAACCTAATTTCATTCTATTTGAATTAATGCTATCAAAAAAACAATAAAGAAATATTGGCCCAATGTCCGAATAGTGATACAATTATTTTGTGGCCAAAACATTTCTCCAATCTGTTTGGAATATGTTTTAGCCAAAACAAAATAGAATGGATGTTAAGAAATGAAAAAACAGGCTAGGGCCACAGGCTAGGGCCACAGGCTAGGGCCACAGGCTAGGGCCACAGGCTAGGGCCGATACCGGCACCCCATATCCTGCTATCAGGTGCTATCGAGTGCTATCAAAAGCTAGAATCTGCTATAAACTGCTATAATCCTATATAGAAAGCTATCGAGAGCTATCGGAACGCCGAAAAAAAATATTTTTTCCCAAAAATTATTCCCAGCTTATTCGATGACTGCTCCAAGGCGAGAAACGAACCAGTCCTAAACTTCATTGCGTAAAATTAGCCAATCATTGCGTCAATTTTAGCTAACGCAATTGCCATAAATCCTTGACCCACAAGTAAACTATGGCTGGCGCACGAAGCTAAATTAGTTTAGGAATTGCGTCAATAATTAACTAAGAATTGGCCCAGATTGGGCCGGGAGTTGTAAAAATCGGCCCAGAATAAATCGTATAAATAAATGCTTAGTTTTCCTCACTATGTTCAATTTCCGCTTTAAAAAAAAGTGACTTTTTAAATCTAGAGATTTCCTAACTACGGTCTGATTCCGCTTTAGCTATCAGCTTTGCTATATCTGATTCTCGTTGTATCTGGAATGCTACTTCACTACCAGCACAGTAGTCTTCCCACTGACTTTCCAACAGGAGTAGGGCATCAGACACGGTAATCCTAAATTTATCAGGATCAATTCTATCTGAGTATACAAACTCCTTTAATTCAGCTAATCGCTTTAGCTTTATTGCACTCATCGACGAATTCTTGTTTTGGTTCATATCCATCGAA